GTCGTATTGTACGAGCCATTCGAGTCTTGCCCCATTGTCTAAGTGCAGATGCATTGTAGTGTCTAGTTTGAGTTTCATGGTTCTGATCCTTTGCTTCGAGACTCGTTTTGACGCTTGACGTCCAAGCGACTAGTACACTCTACATCATGTTTCGATGCCTGTCAAGCGGTCAGGTGGCCAGCGGCCTGCGGCCAGCGGTCAGGTGGCCAGCGGCCAGCGGCCAGCGGCCAGCGGCCTGCGGTCAGGTGGCCTGCGGTCAGGTGGCCAGCGGCCAGCGGCCAGCGGCCTGCGGTCAGGTGGCCAGCGGCCAGCGGCCAGCGGCCTGCGGTCAGGTGGCCAGCGGCCTGCGGTCAGGTGGCCAGCGGCCAGCGGCCAGCGGCCAGCGGCCAACGTCCGATAATGGGACTCCGATGGTGCTGTTGTATATATACCCTAGTATAAGTATTCGAGAGAATATTCTAAGGAAAAGGGAGGTAGGATGAATAGAGAATCAAGCGACAAGTCACTATCGACCGGGCAACCTTTACATAGTGACGACTATTCCTTAATATCTACACTATTCAGGAACTCACGATATCAAATACCTGAAAGGCTCCGTGGGAAGATTATGCAAAGCATCGAATCTACACTAGATACAGCAATAGATGACAAAACGAAACTCGCCGCAATAAAAGTCGCCTTAGAAGCAGATAAGCGAAACGTGGAATACTTGAGACTGGTTGTTCCTCGAAAAGTTGAACATTATAATCCGGACACAAAGACCAGTGAAGAACTGGCTGCGGATATTCGTGACGCTCTTGAAAGGATGAATCATGATATGCGACTTAAACTTAGTATCAACGGAAGAACTGATAAAGGAACTGGAAGCGAGACGAAGTAAGTCTATATTTATCTGGGAAGAACCTGGTGCTAAAGGGGACTCCTACTGTGTAGACTGGCACTCAAAATCGAAACACCACGAGGTCATTGGGCTGCTGAAACATGTTGAAGTAGAAGTGGAGGAAATGATTCGTGATTACTACAAGCGATCAGCTATTAACGGCGATCAAAGCCCTTGAACGCCGTGAGCAACACGCAATAAATACATACGAACCTTCACATACTCCCGGTCACGATCAGCTAGCTTTCCATAAAAGCACAGCCAGATATCGACTATTATTCGGTGGAAATCAGTCTGGAAAGTCTCATGGAGCGGCATATGAGATTGCTTGCTGGGCCACGGGAAAACATCCCTACAGAAAGATACCAGATGGAGACATAGAAATCTGGGTAATTTCTGCAGAATATATCACACTGCAAAAGGGGATTTACCGACACTTGAGCAATCTGATTCCAACCTGGGATATAAAGAAGAAAGGCCCAAATGTACCCAATAATAGTTTACCTTCTTACTTACAGATAAAGAGAAAGGATGGATCCACTGCACTCATTACCTTTATGTCGTCTAAAGGTGACAGTCATAATAAATTCCAAGCCGCTCAGGTCGATCTGATTTCGATTGACGAGGAAGTTCCTCAGAATATCTGGGAAGAACTGCAAGCACGAACGCTTGCTGCAAAATCTGGGTCATTCATAATTTCTGCCACACTGGTGGAGTCCTTTGACTGGGTGTTAAAACTGGAATCCAGGGGAGAAGATAAGAAGGATAGTGAGGTATTTCTTACAAGACTAAATACGGAACTGAATCCATATGTAAATCAGGAAACACTGAGAGAACTAAAAGCAACCTGGAGCTTAGAGACTCAAGAATATCGTCTATATGGAAAGTCACGACGTTCTACTGGACTGATTTACAATACTTTTTCAGAGGAACACGTAATTCCACGATTCCCTATCCCACACGACTGGCCTAAATGGTGCGGCATTGACCCAGGAATTAGGACAACTGCTGTATTGTGGATTGCCGTAGATCCTAACAATAATGCTTATGCTTATCGTGAGATGTACGCACACAATGAGGCTTTGTTTGAGATAGCTCGTGCAATAAAAATTGCAGAAGGCTGGCATTTGAACAAGCATTTGAGTAAAGTATTTGGTCACTATGTGTGGGAGGATACGGCTGCGGAGCAGCCGTATGCTACTAATACATCTAAACCTGAAATAATAACACAAAGACTCATTGACCCTTCGTCTCAACGAAGAACTGAGGCTGGAGATGACCCAATATTCACAAGAATGCACCAGCAATATGGGTTGCTGTGTACACCAGCAAATAATGCAAAAAGGGAAGGTATCGAGTGTGTACGATTCTGGTTAGACAATGGATTCAAAGTATTTGATCACTTAGACAATTTCTTAGATGAACGTAGGTCTTATAGAATTAGATCTATTCACCAGAAGAAAGATCGCAATGATCCTATTGACGAACCTGTAAAGTCGAAAGATCACCTAATGGACTGTTGGAGATATGTAGCTATAGAAAAACCACGATGGGAGGATAAGATTCACCTAACTAACAATGATTCTCAGACTCTTGATCCATACTCAAGACGTGCACAGGGAACGGGTAACTGGTTACAATACACCAAGCAGAGAGGGCACTTGGATGAGTACTTCGGAACAGAATGGTAGAGTTGTACTCGGTTGTTGTATGTTAAAACCGAGGGAAGAATTCATAAATTCACTGACAAAACTTGTTATAGAAAATATACTAGAAGGATATGTATTTCCTGCTGTATCACTTCTTCCTCATGCAAGAAATATAATATGTGCTGCAACGTATGAGAAACATCCTGACTTTACTCACTTATTGTTTATTGATGATGATATGACCTTTACTCTCAAGGATGTCTTGAAACTTTACCAAGCAGATAAGGAAGTAATCTCAGGATTGACAGTTACTAGAAAACCACCGTATAAAATAGTAGCTTCACTCGACCCAACTAAGTTCAAAGAATATATTCAGAATGAAACTGTGGTAAATGTGGCTCATGTAGGTATGGCATTCACTTTGATAAAGCGAGAAGTTCTAGATACTGTGAGACAAGATCACGACGTGTGGTTCACTATGGATAGGGAGCCTCGTCTCTCTTTCAATGAAGAGTGGGAGATTAAGAAAAGTGAGGGCATTTCACTCGATGAAGCAATGAAATTTGGCCAGGAAGCTCACCTGAATTCTGAGTTGCCTGGAGAAGATATAGCATTTTCTAAGCAATGCCAGAAATTGAAGATAGGAACATATGTGCATTGTGGTGTGTTACTGGGTCATATAGGAGAACAAGCATATGAAATTAAGGACGCTCTTTATCGTGATGCCACTCCTGGCATCATCGTGTAGTTTCGTGCAGAAAGGCAACAGTGAGTGGGGATTTAAACAAGAGACCAGTTGGTCAGTTTATCAAAGGACACAAAGCGATGAATCGAGCTTTCAAGGTGACCTTAAGCCTGCTGTCGATTATCTTATCCGGTTGCGTGATGCACGTTCACCTGATGGAGAAACACTATGAGTATCATTACAAGGATTGTGACTCTCCAAGATCTAGCGGGGTGGAGAACAAGGATAGCAGCGATGGTTGGAATAGGTTGGGGATTGATTGAGGTAATTGATGGAGACCCTAATGGTTGGGAGAAAGTCTGGGCTGGAGTAGTGGCACTATTCATGAGAGAGGGCATTCATGGAGTATCTAATAGCAATAGTTAGTGGTATGTTGTTGAGTAGTGTAGTGACAGCTATATTACTTAAATCGGTATATAATACTATGGTTAAAGCATTAGAAACACAAATAAAGAATCTTCAAGAAGTGTGCGAGAAATATATTGATCAGAATACTGCGTACTTTAACTCAGCGGTGTATCATCAACCGGCAGGGCTGATACCTGCACAACAGGTACAAACTCCTGCTGAGGAGATATTTAATCAACCTGATCCACTTGTGGATGTGTCATTGGAGGCAGGACAACTATGACTGCGAATTTCCACGAAATAAAAAAGGGTAAGAAAGACTCGATCGCGAACTTTATCATAGACCGTCACCGAGAGAATCGTGACGAAATGCAGGATACGCGTAAGTCTTGGCTTATCAATCTTGCGTGGGTTCGTGGGAAACAGAATTACACTTATGATAATAGAATAAAGAAATTCGTAAAGTCAGCACAAGACCCGTGGCGTTCTCGACTACAGACCAATAGAATGTTACCTATAGTTAGAAGAAACGTGGCTCGTCTGTCACCAGCCGGAAATATCTGGGATGTAATTCCAGCAACACCTGATGAAGAAGATATCCAGATAGCTAGAACAGCAACTGGTATTCTACAGAATGCTTGGCAGTTATTGAATATGCCAATAAAACTGATTCAAGCAGCATTCTGGCAAGAGATTGTATCAAGTTGTTTCATTAAAATTGGGTGGGATGCTGAAGCAGGAGGTGACTTACAGGTCGATTCTTCAAATGTAGATGAAGATTTGCTTACTGAATTTATGGAAAGATCAGGATTCACAAGTCGACCAGATACTCTTAAACTAAAAACTGGGCAAGCATTCATTGATGTTGTTCCACCATTCTATATTACAATGGATCCAACAGTATCAATATTCGAGGAAACTGACTACGTTATTGAAACACGCCTACGCTCACGTGACTGGATTGTTGAAAAGTTTGGCAATAAATGGAAGAAACTTAATGAATCTGAGACTACGGAACTCTTTCTTTATCCTGGGATGTACAGCCAGGATGAACAAAGAAAACTCAAGGGTGTGATTACTCATGAGTTTATAGTTAAGAAAAATAATAAGTTTCCTGATGGACATTATTCTTTAATTACGGACACGCGTGAGTTCTTGATTCCACCGAAGCCACTGCCCTTCGCACATGGTGAATTGCCGTATGCTCACATGGTCTCTATCTTCGACCCGGCTAGTGTTTGGGGAACATGTGAGTCTGAGCAGATGCGTGCTAATCAGGCACGATATAACATGATGCGTGGGGCAGTGGTGGATCATATACGTCTAATGGGTAAGGTCCAATGGTTGAATCCAAAACAGAGTGGAATTAAACAATTCACTAATAGACCAGGTGAACCTTACCATTACAATGCTCCATTTGAACCTAAGCAGTTACAACCTAAGCCACTACCAGGATATATTACTGAAGAAATGAATAGGGAAATAGCTGATATACAAGATGTGACTTCTACACATGATGTAACTCAAGGAAAAGCTGAGCCAGGAATTAGGTCAGGCACAGCAGTGAGGAGTTTGCAAGATGCAGACGATGCTGTGCAGGGTCCAAAATTACTCTGGTTCGACCATCAACTTCAGATTATTGGAAGGTTACTTCTACAGACAATTGCTCAGTATACAACAGAAGAGAAAGTTTTGCAAATTCGTGGGGAGTTCAATGAGCTAGAAACTCTTACGTTTACTGGGCAAGATCTCATTGGTAAATCAACCAATGCGGATTACTGGAAGGTGCGGGTGAAAACTTTTGGTCGTCAAGCCCTCACTCGAAGCGGTCGAGAGCAATTAACCCGCACCCTCCTTGAATTAGGTTTAATGGACCCACAGAGGGATAAGGATTTACTTATCCATATCTTGGGCACCTCAGATGTTATATCAACCTTTGACGAAACTGAGATTGATAGGACTAGACAGTGGAAAGAGATTCAAGCTATTCAGCAGAATAAACCAGTACAAGTGATTGCTGGTGAGGATCATGACACACATATTAGAATGATTAAGAAATTCCTTTCATCAAGTAAGAGAGATAAGATGCAACCAGAACATCTACTTAAGTTAGTAGAGCACTTAGACCAACATATGCAGATGAGGGCAGCCGAGTTGGCTAAGGAACAATCTTATCTTCAGAATGCCCTTGTAGCACAAGGAGTACAACCAAGTGGACCCGCAAAGTAGATTCTTGATGGACCCTGAAGCAGAGGGTGAGACTAATACAGGTGGACCAACAGATCCAGAACCAACCAAGGAAACAAAGACTGAAACGACTACAGAACCAGAATCGACTACTGAGAGTGACCCTAACAAAGCAACAATTGCTGTCCAAGGCCCAGATGGGAAAGTATATAATGTGACACCTACTGAAGCACAGACTCTACTACAGATGGGACTAAGTAAACATTTTGATGATTTGAATCCTAAAGAAACTCCGGATACTGAAGAAATGTCTGACATTGAAAAACTTCAGAAAGAATTCAATGATTTCAAACAACAGGTACAAGCCAAGGAACAACAGATGACGACTAATCAGGTACTTCACCAGAAGATTCAACAGCATAATATTGAAGATAAATCACTATCAGAACTGGTCTCAACACTCGCACTTGCTAAGCATATTATTAACCCGCGAATTGATCTATCTTCTCATTTTGATGATTCACTTAAGCAACTCACTCAAAGAGAGAAATCTATTACAGAGAAACTAAATGAGAAGATACTTGCAAATTCAAAGGTAAGGGCTAGTCTTGAGGGTATAGCCCGTGGAGAAGGTGGAGTGCCTGTACTGGACTCCGAAAAGAAATGGACTGCTGATGATGTAAAAAGTGGAGCATCAAGGCAAGCCTTGGCTGAGTTGCTAGAAGCAACGAGAACAGGAGAATAATAAATGGCGGGTATGGCTACAGCTAATTTTACGAATGCAATGAAAACCCTCTATCTTGAGCCACTAGAGGATCAGATCGTTCGTAAGAAAGTAATTCTTTCTCGATTGGAAAAGAATTCTGAGGATATTGAAGGTAACTTTGCTTATGTGGCTTTGGAAACTACTCGTAACCCAGGAGTGGGCTTCCGTAAAGATATCTCGGGTGATGGCCCTCACCTCCCTGAGCACGGGCGAGGCGGGTACAGTAATGCTACGTTTGATATGGCATTTCATTATGGCCGTGGTAAGGTGTCTGGTCCTGTTATGCGACGGAGCAAGAGTAACTCTGGTGCATTTGCTAAGGCACTGGATCAAGAGATGAAGAATCTTTCTCTTACTGCACCTGAAGATCTGAATAGGAAGTGTTGGGTTTCTGGGCATGGAAGAGCCGCTACTCTTGCTTCGAATATTACTGCAACTACGGCAACTTCTTTTGTTGTTCGTTCAGATTCATACTTTCCAGCTAAAATCAATGATCGTGTTTATTTTGCCACAATTAGTTCTGGTGCTAAGATTGCTTCGACTCCGGACTCTGCTACTATTACGAATATTGAGCGAGATACGAGTATCAGTGGTAGTTCTTCAACGACTCAACATAGGGTCACGATTTCGACTACGGCTGGTGCAGCTGTAACTGCTTCTACTGATGCTCTGTACTTTGGAAATCAGGTAGGTACTGCTGGGATGACTACGTTCGATTCGAGTCATGGTCAGACTATGCATGGCATTCCTGATGTATGTAATCCAGGGAATATGGGTAGTGAGGAAGGTGTGGTTGGTAATGCTGCAGAGTATCTTGCAGGTTCTTTGAACTACGGTGGGATTGATCGTTCCTCGAATAGTTTCTGGAAAGCTCAAGACCTGAATAATGGTGGTAGTAATCGTGCTCTCACTGTTGCTTTGCTGCAACAGGCGTGGTTGACTCAGACTACGGTTGGTGGTGTTGAGCCAGGACGAGCGGAAATCTACACTAACCCAGGTCTCTGGGCTACTATGGGTCTTTTGTTTGTTGGCGATCGTCGTCTCTCTGAGTCTATGACTGTGGTTGGTGGTTTTACTGCCATTAAGTTCAATGACTCTTTGATCTTCTTCGATCGAGATTGCCCTCGGGATGTGATTTGGTTCCTCGACATGGATGCCATCATGCTTCTTACTCAGGGTGGTTATGAGTTCATCAATGATGATGGGTCCACTCTGCGTGATGTGAAAGATCGCGATGCTTGGGAATTCACCATCGTTCGAGATGTTAACATTGGTGCTAGGAAGTGTAAGTCCTGCTTGAAGTTGGATGATATTACTTCCTCGGTAACTGGTGTGGAAGCGAATGAGTAATGATTATTGAGCAGTTAAAGAGGCATGAGATGCCAGGGTACAATCTTTTCGATGGTGCTCCGGAGGATGCTCTGGCATCTCTTAGGGAATTAGATCGAGAGTTTGATCTTTTTCTGGATAAAGATTCAGGCCACTGGTTGATATATCGAGTATCTCAGAGAGGTGTTACACCCTCTGAAGATGTATTGACTTATCAGATTAAAATTCCTAAAGGTTCTCTTACAACAGGCGTTAAAGATTATGCTCAGAAATTTGACCAGAATCCTATGGGTATGAAAGATAAAGATGAGTTGAAGAAAGAATTTATGAGAAAATTTAGGGATGCTCAGTATTACAAAAAGAAGTATGACTACAAGTTGACTGAAGATTTGCATTATTACTATGATGACATAACGGATTGGTGGGTTACCAATCGGATAACTGTCCCTATAACGGTTGGTGTCAAAAACGGTAAACCGTTAAGGATGGCAAAATGGCGGTCCAAACTATAAATTTTGGAGGATTTGAATCCTCACATGATTACGAGGTGGATGTGATTAGTGGGTCAGTTTCTATTGTTACTACCCCGTCACCTCCACAGTCAAACGAAACTTATTCAATGAAACTTGTTGGAGCTTCTCCCGTAACTAAAGCAGAACTCTTGGCTACTTTTGATTTTACTACTAATAATCATGTAACTATGGGTATGTACATACAGATTGAGAATGATGCTCCATCTGCTGATGTTTTGTTTCTTGAAATTGAAGGTGCTGGCCAGATAAATTTGGAACTGTATTATACTACCACTGGTGCAATAAAAGTGGTAGATGCAGCAGGAGCAGTGGCTGGTACTTCAACGACTAAGTTGATTAAAGACACTTGGTATCTCTTAGAATTTGAGTGGTTAGCCGCTAACATGGGTAATATAGAAATTTTTCTTGATAGTGTTTCTATACTTAATGTTGGTGGTGACTTTGAAGATATTGCACAAACAAATTCTAAGATTCGTTTCGTGGGCAGCACGGCAACTCAAGAGGCATATATTGCTTCTTTCTATATGTTGTCAGGTACCACTATGCCAACACGATATGGGCCTTATGAAATATTGATTTATGCCTTTGATAATACTATAGCTACTCCGAATATATCTGGTAGTGATTTACAATCTACAACTCTCTGGTCAGATTCAGCGAATAAGACAGGAAATGAATCGACGGCATCTACATATACTACTACAGGAAATAAAGGAATTGTTGAAACTAATTACTCAGGGAATGCATATACAGCTGGTCCTAAAGGTGATGAGAGAGTAGGGACGATTAAAGCAGCCTCTTGGTTGTTCAGGCCGAATCTAGTTGGATTCTTCACTTCAGGTAAGTTGTATTATGGTGCAGGTGATGGAACAGATGGGACTATAGGGACTTCAGTTACTGGGTTGACTTCGAATATTATATACAATAATGGTGCACAGATGCCTACGACTGATGAATATTTTCAATATGGATTTGAATTTATAACTGGTGCAAGTTTCAATTTACGTGAAGTATGGTGCAATCTGTTACATCAACCGGGATATGATCCATCATATCTTACACAACAAACTTTGCCTGTGGCGGGACCACAGGTTCCTTTAGCTTTTTAGGAGATTACTATGCCTAGCAGGTATGCGGCAGAGGGCAGTGTAGGCACTGCAGGTGATACTTCACTTGCTATGATTGGCAGTGCTACTGTCCGTGGTGGTATTTATTATGTGGCTATGGGTTCGGAGTCTGCTCCAGCCGATGCTACTATTGTTGCAGCTTTGAAAACCATCACATTGGATGGTACTGGAACGCCTGTAACTCCTCAGCCTATTGATGCAGGAGATCGAGCAGCGAGTGTTACAGCAAACCAGACATATACTGCGGAACCAACTTATTCAGGTATTCCTCTGTTGAATATTACAATGAATCAGAGGTCTCACTACCAATTTTATGCACAGGAGGGAGGTGAATTTTGGTCTAATTTGGCTGCAGGGGATGGATATGGTATGCAGATTCAGTCATTCAGCACTGGAACTCCTACGATGTCTACTGTATTCCATTGGAGAGAATAATGATTCATCTCCAGCATACCAGTAGGCAGGCTAAAGGTGTTGTAGTCGTGACTGATGATTCTGGTGAACATCAATATGAGACTATGTGTTGTGTTCATTGTAGAGTCCATTGGCGTATTCAACCTGGGTCAGGAAAGAAAAGAGGTTTCTGCTATAAGTGTGGAGGTCCAACATGCGGACAGCACAAGTGCGATACCTGTGTTGATTACATGAAAGGATGAGTAGTTGGGCTACCTGATCTACCAACAGAATACTGAGGGATTCGAGCCGGTTACTAATCTCCCGGATTGGGGATATGAGCTCTATCCTGTTCTACCTAATCATATACGAAAGGTAAGCAGGCCTGTTGATGTAGATGGGTTTGAACCTATAGTTCCTCTGTCTTGGGGGTACGAGCTACATCCAACATTGCCTCATAAGTTAAGGAGACGACTTAATCGAGGTCAGGTTGTAGTTGAAGGCTTTGAGCCTATCGTACCCCCAGACTGGGGCTATGAACTACATCCTACGTTACCTTTCAGGAAACGAAAAAATAGATTCTTTACTGAAGCTGTAGAAGAATTCAAAGAGCCACCAGTCCCTGATTTTACCTATGAATTACCAGCAATTCTACCTCATAGGATACGAAAGAAACAAAGAGAATTCATGACAGAAGGGTTTGAGCCTATAGTTCCACCTTCTGTCCCAACATGGAGTTACGAACTAAAACTGACTTTGCCTCATATTCTTAGGAAACGATTGAATAGAGGGCAGGTGTTGGCTGAGGGTTTGGTACCTATTGTACCTCCTGATTGGGGCTATGAATTAAAACCAACCCTTCCTTTTAGGAAAAGAAAGAATAGGTTCCATGAAGAAACTGAAGATTACTTTGTAGTACCCCCTATTGTAGTGCCTGACTGGTCTTATGAGTTACAGCCAACACTTCCTCATATTCTTAAACGTAGACTTAATCGAGGTCAGATACTTACTGAAGGATTTATCCCAATACTTAATCCTCCAACTTCAGTCCCTGATTTTGTACAGCAAGTAATTACTCTACCTGTTATGCGAAGAAAACTTAATCGAGGTCAAGTAGTAATTACTGACTATACTGAAGAAATCTTGGTACTTCCTGGAAGTGGGAGATTGGACGGGCAGTATAAAGTTCAGTATCCTGTTCCCTATACTGGTCAGTTAGTACAGAGAGGGCAGTATATTGGTACTTATAATCCGTCGAATACTTCGATGTCTCTTAATCCTGCTGTTATATACTATGTTCCTTTGGTTGTATTTCACCCTATTACCATAGATAGATTGGGTGTTTATGTGACCACTCCAGTCTCTAAAGCCTATTGTAGGATTGGGGTGTATCGAACAGAGCTAGGTATCCCTGGAGATAAGATAGCAGATACTGGTAACATAGTTCTTGGTACAGCAGGCGAGAGATCAGGGTTGGTTAATGTTTCTTTGTCTGAAGGTGTTTATCTGTTAGCAATAGGGTGCAATGGTGTCGGAGTACAAGTGAGAGCTTCTGATGTGAGAACAGCTGTTTTACCTGAGAGTAGTGGTGATAGTACACAGATTAACACATACTATGGAGAAGTTGTATCTGGAGATTTCAAAGAGTTATCTACGACTCCATCGAATCTTACGTTAACTGGTGGGAGTGCACCAAGGATTTTTGCTAGGAGGAAAATGTAATGTCAGTTACAATAACATCTCAGCCTTCTGACGTCACTCCCGTAGACGGGCAGGCTTATAGTATTTCAGTAACAGCAACAGGTAATGGAACACTTAAGTATGATTGGTTTAGGTATGGAGAAGAATTTGGGGGAGCAGCGACACCAGTAGGGACAGATAATTTTAAGATTACGATAGCATCACCTGGAGATCCTGGGTTTACTTGGTGGTATGAGTGTGTAATTACAGACGATGATCCTGGGAGTGTGACTACTCGGAGAGCAAAAAAGTTACCAACGCCTGATGCAAGTTCAATAAGCAATGCAAATCCATCAATGAATGATTGTGATTCAATTCTGATAACAGGCACTGTATTGAGGTATGGTATTGATACTGGAATTTTTTACAAATGGCAGAGAGATGAAGGATCAGGTTGGATTGATGAGACAGGATGGCAAATACAATTAGGTCTCGGTGGTGCTGATATGGTCATTCCTCTGGTCATAACTACGGACAACACTGTAACTAAAAATGGTTGGAAATACAGACTTATGGTTTCTTATGATCAAATCAATACAGACGTATCTCCAACAGCAACTTTGACTGTTACCGCAGGATTAGCAAAATTAGCTACTGATGGTATTTCTTTGACTATTGATGTAGGGAATCCTTTAGTCCTTGCATTGTTTGTGTCTAGTTGTAGCCCTGTAACTTTTGCTTGGCTGAAGGGAGCTACTACTTTAGTAGGAGAAGTAGGTGATACTTTAACTATCGATCCTGTAGCAGCTAGCGATACTGGTGTGTATACACTTAAGGCAACAAATTCAGGATTTGGAGAAGCTGCAACAAGTAGAGTAGTTACTGTAAATGATCCAGCTACAAATTTCTTTGCGAATAGGCGTAGATTCTACGCGGGTAACCAGGCCAACTAGGAGGATAATATGTCGATTGAGTTATTGCAGCCTAAGCAGATAGTTGACCAGTCTGGTAACCCAGTCTATGCGTCAGCTGTGTCTGATGAAGGTTTGATAAGTATTAGGACGACAGCTGCAGTGGTAAATGCTGCTACGCTAATAAGTGATAATACTACTGATTTTGAATCAGGCAAAATTCCACTTCAAGGATGTCCAGTAATTTATCTTTTTGTTGATTTCACAAAGGGTAGTTTGACTAGTGCTAAAATTGAACCAAGGTTTGGATGGGGTTCTAGTACAGACTATTTGCAGATGGTGGCAGAGCCACCTTCTAGTGGTGTAATCGTTGCTGATAATAGTCTTTCTTTTCAATTCACTGGAGATAAGAAAGTAATCATTCCTGTGCTAAATCCAGGTGCTGAGTTTGTTCAGTTTTATACGAGTTCGGTAGGGTCTAATTCCCCTTCGAGTTCGGATATGTTGGTAAGTGTTATGCGTGGGTTCAATAATCATGTGGGGTATGTAGCATGACAAAAAGTGAGATTCGACAATCAATTCGTGTGAATATTGATGATCGACAGAAGGATCTATTTACTGATTCAGAAATTGACGTATTGATTGATCGGTCTCTCCGTCATGTGTGGAATCAGTTTATGCTTATGGAATTTTATCCAACAGTTAAGACTACTTATACTAAGATCACTCAAGATAATCGAGTAGTACAACTTGATTTTGGTTTGGATATACAAAAAGTTTTGAGAGTAGAGACAGCCTGTGATGTAGTTAAATCAGATGAAGTGTTTACTGGGACTCCTACAGGTGAGTTAGTGCCTGTGCTTGAGGAGAAGTTTTCAGTCAAAGCAGACAGAAGGTCTGTGTTTTTTCGAGGGAGAACTCATGTTGGTTGGTATCGCATTCCTGACTCAGATATTGGGCTCGCTATTTTCTATATTCCAAGAATTTCTTCTATCGTTAATAAACCTGATTCCTTTGTAGTCCCTGAGATTCCTGAGGAATATCATGAAGCCATCGTCCTATGGGCAACTGTACTTGCATTAGGTACAGATGAGCATAATGTTGGTTTCTGGAAATCATTGTTTGATGAGATGATGGCTACTGTAGCCGCGTCATTCACAACGAAAACAGAATACGAACAGGGAGTGGTGGATTATTATGGGCAAACTGAAAGCCAGTTCCTTTAGAGGCTATACCAGTAAACCAGGGTTAATAAATATCCCTGGACTGGGTAGCGATTGTGATAATGTATTGATTAACAGAGGGGATTTATGTAGTTATCCTAGTTTCTTACTCCATAAGCCTTTGATTACTAACGGTTTAATGGATGCATTCTTTCATTCACAATTTGGAAATGAGGACTTACTTATCTGGAAAGATGGGGAAGGAATGTTTCAACTTATTGATCCAGTTTCTCCTGTTGAGGCGATCCCACAAATTAACACTTCTCTGGATGTTCCAGGATATTTCAGTAAGACTATATTCAGAAGTGTTGCAGGTAACTGGTTACAGGTAGGTGATTGGTTATTGTATCTCGGATTATTTTATTCTATAAATTCTGCAGTCGGTAAAAAACCTAGGATGATCAGGTTACATAAAAGAATCCCGGCAGTATCTACTTCGAATATTTTAGAAAAATCATATTATTATGTGGGAGTAGCTCCCCCTAAAAGGGCCGAACTTTTAGCTACAGAAGGGGGTGGAATTTTGACTTCTGCTGAAGGATTAGATTTTGCTTTTACATTTATTACAAATGATGAGGAATGGACATCAGAAGTTACATTACTTAGTAATAATGATGCAGAATCTGTAGCAACAAAAGTATTAAATTCTACTGGGCCTCTGTCTAATAATCGTCTTATTTTCAAAGTATATTTTCCAGAAGATACTGATTCGTTTGAACCTACTGGGTCTGCTGCAACGAGTATGAGAGTTGGGATGTATATGAGGCACAAGGGAACGGAAGCGGATTATTCTTTTGTTAAATATGGTGTACCAGGGGATAATGTAACAGATACAGATGAAAATGGCCGATTTATATTTATGAGATTAGGATTTTCACAAGGTAATTTTCCGAATAGTGATACACCTGGGACTAATATGGATGATATTGTTAACACAGAGAAGAAAGCTGTTTTCTCTGGTAGAGTAATTCCTCCACCTTCAAGACATGCAGTGTTGTATAAACAGAGAGTATACTATGCACCTGTTTCGCCTTCAGAGAATGATCCTAAACCCTTCTGGGCTTTGAACCATCTACAATACACTTCTGAATTGATAGCAGGGAATGGTATCGAAGCAAACTATGTAGAGAATTTTCAGATAGTTGGTGACGAAGCCTCCGGGTTCACAGGATTGATTGAGTTTCTTGGTCAACTTATTATATTTAAACAGAAAGAAACGTGGGTACTTTCTAATGATATACTATCTGGTGCAATAATCAAGCTATTCAACAATCTAGGGTGTGTCAATAAATTCGGTGGACATGGGTATCTTGTTGTAGGTTCCGTATTGTATTTCGTGGATGCATCAGGTGTCTATGCATGGGACGGTCAAACTCCACCATTAAAAATAAGTGAATCTATAAAAGAAGATTTAGATGAAATTCCTAGGAATGTAAGTGATCCCACTTTGGATAGGTACGGATATGCTAGGTTGAGTCATGACCCTCAGTATAATCTTATCTATCTTACATTCCCTAAGTACAGTGAGAATCAAGAGGAACTTCCAACATTTATATTTCATGTTGATGAGAAGGGTGCTTGGACTAAGATGAAGGGACAGTTAGTTATACCAGGAGAAAATGTAACATTCCATCAAATATCTAGAATACTACTAGCACAGTCAGGAAATAGATACATGCTTACTGAGACTAAGTTTATGAAACTAGGTAAACTAGATCAGGGATCAATATCTACATCAGCTAGTACCATAGCTAGCTGGACAGGTTCTATTCTTGATGGAGGTGAACCTGCTCGAAAGAAACACTGGAAATTTATGCGACTAGCCTCCGAGGCTTTGGATGGTGTGACTGTTAGACTTGTGAATCAGAATAAACAGATTATACACACTCTAGTGGCTAATGATGGAAATAATAGAGTAAAAATAGGCAGGCACCTAGATGTTCTGGGTGTTCGGTTTGATCCCAATGTTGTGACTTCTTCGTATAGAATTCACAATTATGAGATGGATGTGCATCTGAGAGGCAGGAGATAATGGCAAAGACAGGACAGATAAGCGGAACACTGACCGTAGGAGAGACTGGAAACCCTGATGTCTCCAAGGCACTCAGTATGTCAACTCCTACAATTGATCAACAGTCTAGTGGTCAGATAACCACTACAGAAAATGTGGCATCGACAACCATTCCAATGGGAGCTATTGTTGATGCTAAGATGGTACGATTGAAGTTCCATGATGGAGCAGGAAGCCCGCGACTTGTTGTTTTGACATTAACTAAAACATCAGGTACTGCTGTTTTACCTGAGTGTTCTGAATTTATCTTTAATTCAGGATCAGCTTCACTGACGAGTAAATTGGTCTCTATGACCTTTGCTACTCCAGCTACACCGACAGGCACTTATGTCTGTGATTTTGTTATTGCAGGAGATGACTAATGGCTGTTTTACATCCTGGTGGTTTAACAATACAGGAACGACAAAACCTAGAGGATGTACGTTTTGAACCACCTGTCGTTCCTATTTTTATTGAATTCACTGTGAGTGATTTAAATAAATCAAGAAGTATTATTAGGATTCCAAAGAATAGTTTGATTATTGCACCAGTATTTGTTAGAGTAACTAATGTATTCAATAGTACATCACCTGTTATGTTACTAGGTCTGAATACGGATAGGGACGTGGGAGTTGCTTTCATAGGAAATACGGGAGTGGTCAACTTCGTACCTGATGTCTCAGATAAAAGTCAATTCCTCACGAAAATAGAAAAAGACTCAACACTTAAGGTCACTGTGTTTGAGTTCGGTCAGACGAATCCCTCAAGAGGAAAGGGATGGGTTCTTTTACAGTATGTTAACCTTAACCTTTTAGGAGCTTGATATGGGATTTCAAGAGATAGCGGCAAGACAAGACCCTAACTCTGTATTTGCTAGATTATTTGGGACAGGTAATCAATCTCCTCCTTCATCAACTCAGTCTGTTTCTGCAGGAGACCAGACTGTTCAAGGTACTCCATTGACTAGTCAGACTATACCTCTTGGAGAAAGCGGACAAGTTTCTTTAATTCGTGATTTACTTCCTGAAGATTTACAGACAGCATTAGATCAGATTGTAGTCGACGTAGGCACAGCCTTTGATAGGAATGCCGGAGTTATCAATGATGCTAGTAATGTCATCTCCCAGTTTCAAACTAGTGCGAGAGACTCTTTGTCTCAAGCGGCGGATGCTATCAATACAAATATTCCTTTGAATCCTTTTAGTGATGAGATCAGACAAATGCAATTCAACCAAATAAGAGAACAACTACAAAGACAAGAAAGAGATGCTGTAAAGATACAACAAGCTAATTTGGCAAGTAGGGGAGTCCTAGGTGGTGGTCAGTTCCAAGATGTGCAGAGACAGGCTTCAGAGAATACTCGACAAGCAAGTACAGCCGCCAATGTCCAGTTGAGAGATGATCAACAGAAATTTAATATTGCTTCTAATCAAGTTAGACAATCTGCTGTTAATCAGTTGCAAACGGCTGCAGCAGAACTTGATACTAAACTAGGAGCCGTGGCATCACAGTTTCCTTTGTTGAATGCAGTTGATCCTGGTTTCTTTGCTGATATTACAGGTCAGTTGTTTGCAGGGCGAGAAGGACGATTGAATCAAGATCAACTAATAGAACTTGCAAATAAACTGGATTCTTCTCCTGGTTTCCTAGAGGGTCTTGCAAACATTGCTTCACCATTCGTCATTGGTTTAGGAGGTAATAGTGGGTTTGCTCAA